CAAACCGTGAGCCTGTTGGACTGAGACCCGTGACGCGGTAGTACCACAAATATTGACCAAAGCGGCAAACCTTCCCTCCTACCGCAACGGCGGTCTTTGGAGAAAGATGCTCACGGAGGCGGTTCAATTTCTTGAGCCGCAAATAGTCCTTTAACAATTAACAGGAGTATCCCATGCCAAGATCATCGTTTGTTGACTTCAAGGCCGTCAAAGCGGCCACAACCATGGAGCGGGTGCTGGAGCACTACGGTTTGCTCGACCGGTTCAAGAAAAGCGGCGACAGCTTAAACGGGCCGTGTCCGATTCACAAAGGCAGCAACCCGACGCAGTTCCGGGTGAGCATCAGCAAAAACATCTGGAACTGTTTCAGCGAGTGCAAACACGGTGGCAACGTCCTGGACTTCATCGCCAGGATGGAGAACGTGACCATCCACGCCGCGGCCCTCAAAGCCATCGAGTGGTTTAGTCTCGACCCGGAGGCCATGTCGGCAGAGAAGCCCCAGGAGGTCGATCAGCCCGATCAGGCCCCAAAGTGTGACAACGCTGCCCCACCGAAGCAGGTTCCCCAAAAGCCGGTAGCGGCGCCGGAGAAGAACACACCCAATCAGCCGTTGAAGTTCCGCCTGGAAAAGCTTGAGCGCGAGCATCCTTACCTCACCGAGCGTGGCCTCACCCTCGAAACCATCGTTTCATTCGCTGTGGGTTTCTGCAGCAAAGGCATGATGGCCGGACGCATCGCCATTCCCATTCACAATGAGGAGGGCAACGTCGTTGCATATGTCGGGCGCTGGCCGGGTGAACCGCCCGGCGATACGCCTAAATACAAGCTCCCTCCAGGCTTCCGCAAGTCACAAGAGCTTTTCAACATTGATCGGGCCGTCAAGGAACCGAGCGACAAGCCGCTAGTCATCGTTGAAGGCTTCTTCGATTGCATGAAGCTTCACCAGCATGGTTGCCGCAGGGTGGTTGCTCTTATGGGCAGCACCATGTCGGCCGCGCAGGAGGAGTTGATCAGGAAATACACGGATTCGCGGAGCCAAGTGATCGTCATGCTTGATGAAGACGAGGCTGGCCAGGCCGGGCGGGAGGACATTGCCGTTCGTTTGGCCAAGTTCGTATTCGTGAAGGTGCACACCTTCGAAAAGCCGGACACGCAACCGGACAACCTGACTGCCGAAGAAGTATCAGCGTTGTTCATCTGAAAGGAGAAAACTATGGACGTTCATTGCTCATCATGCGGCGAGCCATGGGATGTATATCATCTCCGGCACGACGCCATATTCGAGACCGACCTTGACCCGGCCGAAGCCGAGGTCTGGCGAGGTCTTTCACCAAGCGAACGGCTTGCCAGCCGTTATCGCGAGAAGTTCATAGAGGCCGGGTATGAATTCGGTGCTTCGGTTCTCGATGTCAGGCGATGCCCCGTTTGCCCCAAGGGCGCCAAACCCGATCCTGACAAGGCGGCCCTCAAAGCCGGGCTTGTTGAGATCCTGGGCGATGACGAAGACGGCATCGCCGCAACCATGGAGGACTTCGGATTATGAAAGCTGACACAATTCCCGTGGCCGTATTCCGACTCGGCCGCATCGTCGCGACGCCGAACGCCCGCCAATCTATCACACAGGATGACATCCTCTTGGGGATTCAGCGTCACCAGGCCGGCGATTGGGGAAACCTCACAGAGGACATCCGAGGGGCGCTTTATCGAAAGTCGGGCACGCAAGGCGATTGCCGACATCTACGCCCTGGGCAGCGGTGAGGACCTGGGCAGTTCCACCACGGGCGATTTTCTGGACGGGTGGCTGGCGCGTAAGAGGCTTGAGACGGGGGAAAGTACGAACGAGCGATACGCCACCGTCGTAGCACAGTTTAAGGATTACTTGGGCAGCAAGGGGGGCCGCAATATTAGCAGTATCACATCGGCGGATGTAGCCGGTTTTCGAGACCATTTGGCCAAGCGCGTAGCGACCGGAACGGTCAACATCACCGTGAAGATTCTCCGCTCCGCTTTTGCTCAGGCCCGCCGCGATGGATTGGTGGACATAAACGAGCTTGAGCGTGTTTCCATGCTAAAGCGCCAAGACCGATGGGAGCGCCGGCCCTTCACTCTACCGGAATTGAAACTCATCTTAGAAGCCGCCACCGATGAATGGAAAGGCATAATCATGTTCGGGCTCTATACCGGTCAACGGCTTGGCGACCTCGCGGCCTTAACCTGGCAGAACCTCGATTTGCAGCGTGAGGAAGTGCGGCTAGTGACCGGCAAGACTGGACGGCAGATGATCCTCCCCATTGCGCCGCCACTACTGCGCTTTGTCGAACGGCTGCCCACAAGCGACGATCCGGCCGCCCCGCTTTTCCCTCGGGCTTACGTCACAGTGCAGCAGCAGGGGCGCGTCGGCAGCCTCAGTAACCAGTTTTATGGAATACTGGTTTCGGCCGGGTTGGCGCCGAAGCGGACCCACAGGGCAACCAAGGGAGGCCGGTCAGCAAAGCGCGACCAGAATGATCTTAGCTTTCACTGCCTGCGTCATACGGCGACCAGCCTCCTCAAGAATGCTGGGGTAAATGAAGCGGTGGCAATGGAGTTTGTCGGGCACGATTCAAAGAGCGTTAGTCAGCAGTACACGAACATTGACACCGCAACCCTCAAGGGCGCCGCGGCCAAACTGCCAGACATCACCCTGCCATGAAACCCAAAGCCACGCGTGGACGGAAGCGATTCAGCGCCGGCAAGCAGCTTGGACCGGAGAGGGATTGGCCCGACAACGTCGTGCTCGCCAGCATCGGTGAAGTTGTCACGGACCCGGTAGAACGCTCAGCCTTCGAGTTGGTGGCATCGTGGCCCGACTACAGGCTGCTATTGACTGGCCAGCCACCGAACAAACGGCTGGCCGCGGCGCGGTGGCATGAGCGGCGTATGCGAGTCATAAAGCGATTGGTTGACATCCTTGACCCGGTATTTCTGACCCTCGACACCGGGCCGATTGAGAGATTCAAGCGCTCCATTGAAACGCTAGCGCGCGGGGCGGTCTCGCCTTTGGAGCGCGGCCTGTTGGTTGCCGCGATGCAGGCAGGGATAATCAGCGAAGACGGAAGCGGAAAGATGGAACATTCCGCCTTACTCACCCGGCTGGAATTCAAAGACCGATTTGGAATTCATCCGACAGACCGGCACATCCGCCGTCTATGCGTCAAGCTGGGGATCCCCTTCAAGCCCGGGAAGCCGGGCAGGCCGCGAAACCCCTGACAATTCTCGTCCAGTCTGCCAGTAGTTCTGTTGTTTGGGGGCGTCTAATGTGTCGCGTATGGCAAACGCGACAACTGTAAAACGTGGGGCGACAACCGCTCCCCTTCAACCCCCGCCGAGCGGCGGACCTATCACGCCGGAGTTTCTGCGGTTCCCCAAGCCCGGGCAACTCTGCCCGTACACGGGAATGACCCGGAGCGCCTTGAACGAACTGATATTGCCGACAATCAGGAACGGCAACAAGCCGTCGGTTCGCTCCTTCGTTCTGCGGCAGAAGGGCGCCAAGACTGGCATCAGGTTGCTGGATTACGGCAGCCTTAGAAACTATATCCTGGCCCGCGTCGCTACGGTGGACGGGAAGGAGGCCGCATGAGTAGCCGCCCGAAGCTCCTTGACCCACCGCCAGACCTGGCCGGACTGACTGCCGGGCCACGCCAGCAAATCAGCGCCGTGTTGGACAAACTGACCGCCCTGACCAGCGTCAGAGATGAGTTGGCGCGCAAGGCCGAAGTGCTCAGGCGCGAGATTCCAAGGGCTGAGAATCGCGTTAATCCGCTTGATGATGCCGCCGTCGAAAAGCTACAGGCCAAAAAGCACCAACTGTTATTGGTGGAAAAGCGTCTGGGCGAATTCGATGCCCGCGAGCCCGAGATCGAAGCCGGTTTGGCTGACCCGATTCACGAGGCCCGGGGAGTTTTTGAGCGCGTGATTCAGCGGGAGTACAAGGCTTTGGTCGAGCGCATAGCGGAGACTCTTATTCCCTTCTGCTACACGCCAGAGGCAGCATTGAATACAGCAAGGAGTCTACCCCTTGCCCAAGATTACGAAAGCGCCCTGGGAAGGTGGGCACCGTATGGAGTCGGCAACATTGAACTGGCCCGCCGCGCTTTGACCGCGTTCAACGCGTTGACAGAAAGTTGCTGGCCGTGGCCGCCAGCGTGAACAATTTCGCCGTGCGTGCGCCGGGGCGTCTCCGTACCCGGCATGGCTAACCACACGCATGGCGGGGGGCGAGTGCAGGCGGAAGCGAGACGCCGCCGCGCTCGCCCTTTTGAATCTCTTGCCGTTCTGCGGCACCGGCTGGGCACGCCGCCCGGCTGAATTTCAGCACAAAGACGCCCGGATGTCGGGCAGCGAGAAAGATCAATGACAAATGAAGCTCAGCTTTTTACAAAGGCTTTGCCAGTTGCCCCGGACGGCGACTGAACAGCAAATCACACAGGCTCTGGAACGCATGGCGACACGCGCCAACGTCGCACCGGGCCAGATGTACGCGACGCCACAACTTGCGGGCGCCAGCGCAACGGATATTTCGCGAGACAGTCTGGACTGGGTAGTTCGCAGCATCCGGCCGGGTTTCTGGATCGTTTACACGCGAGGGAAGGACGGCACCTTTAAGCCGTGGGGCAGCAAAGTTCGGACCTGGATTCCCTGCAGAAGATCGTGGCCAAGAAAAACTTGGAAGCGACAAGCCAGAAGGCAAACGAGCGGCAGCGGGAAATCCAAACGCTGGTTAATGAGCAGGTGGACCGCGGGCACAGTTACGAGTTGGCGTGGGGCATCGTCAAAAAGGCAAGGCCGCATTTGTTCTCCGGGATGGCTGACCCGGCGCCGGCACAGAAAGCCGCGCACACGCCGCGCAAGAAATGACCCGGCGCAAGGGCGAGATCGAAGCCGCAGTTCGATTCCGAAACTCACTGAGAAGCCCATAAACACGCGCTATCAATGAATCGCGAGCGGCAACTGCTAACGCCGGCTGCTAACAAAGCGCCATGAATCGAAGATCCAAAGCGACCGCCGCCGATGCCATGCGGGAGCGCATTGTCCTGGCTTCGATCCTGCAAGACCCGGCCGCAGAGCTTCCCGCAACTCTCACCCGCGTCTTGGAATTCGCCCCGGAAGGATTCGACGCCCCGGAGCTTGGCGCAATCGCCGCCGCGCTCCGCACCGCCCGGAGCAACGGCAAGCCCGCCGATTTGCCGGGCGTTGGCAAGCACCTTGACGCCGAGAGCATCGGCCATTTGATGCTGCTCGCCAACGAAAGCGCGAGCGCATTGCCGCTCGCCCTGGCTGCAATCGAAGCGGGCAAATTGCTCGAAAGGATGCGAGCGCGGCGCATTGTCGAGACGCTGGGCGAAGCGTGGCACGCTGCGGAAGCTGACCCGGCTAACGCCGCAACCGTTGCGGAGCACTGTCGCAAGGCACTGGCGCAACTGGACGGTGAAGCCGAGCCGGGAATAACTGAGGCCGTGCCGATTGGCGAGCTACAGCGACAAGAGGCCGGGGACCGTGCCGAGCTTATCCGTTGCCGCTATCTCTGCCGCACGTGCGCCTTGCTTCTCTGCGGGCCAACTGGCATCGGCAAAAGCTCCCTGCTTCTGCAAATGCTCCTTTCGTTTGGGATTGGCCGCGAGGCGTTTGGACTGAGGTTGAGCCGTCCGCTGACGTCGCTACTCATTCAGGCCGAGAATGACGACGGGGACATTGCCGAAATGCGCGATGGGATTCTGCGGGGGCTTGACCTGACAGAGGCCGAGCGAGCGCAAGCCATTGCTGCCGTGCGCGTCTATCGTGAGGATACTCACACCGGGCTCGAGTTTTGCCGTGCGATCGTGCGACCGCTTCTACAGAGGCACCGCCCGGACTTGCTCGCGATTGACCCGGCACTTGCCTACATCGGCGGGCAGTCCAAAGAGCAAGGCGACGTGACGCCCTTTCTCCGCAACGGCGTGAATCCACTACTGCGGGAATTCGATTGCGGCGGGATTGTCAGTCACCATACGAACAAGCCGCCGACTGGCCGGGAGAGATCCAACTGGCAGGCGGGGGACTTCGCTTATCTGGGCGCCGGCTCTGCCGAGTGGGCCAACTGGCCGCGGGCTATCCTGGCACTGCGCTCCGTTGGCAGCCATGACGTATTCGAGCTTGTGGCCCCAAAGCGCGGCGGGCGCATTGGCTGGAAAGACGCGGACGGCAACACGGTCTATCAGAAGTTTCTCGCACACTCGAAAGAGCCGGGCGTGATTTGCTGGCAGGAAGCGAGCGCCGATGACGTGCCAACCAAGGGCCGCCCGAAGTCCTATGAGGTTGCCGAAATGCTCGCACTCTTACCGCCCGAAGGTTTGCGCGCCGGTGAGTGGCTGACTCTCGCCAAGACCGAATGCGGAATTTCCAAGACCAGTTTCCACCGGGAACGGCTGGCACTGGAAAAGGCTGGGCGCATACTCCGCTCAAAGGTTTCCGGCAACTGGCAACCGATCAAAACCGTATGAAGTCCCGGAAGTCCCAAAAGCCCCTTTCGGCACCAGTGGTCCCAAAAGTCCCCCCCCTTATAGGGGGACGTTGGAACCGGGACCTTTTGGCACCACCTATCTGGCAAAACATTATGGGACCTCGCTATGAGTAAAACGAAAGCCCCAAAGGCAAAGCACCGCCAGCGCAACAAAGCCGGGGCAGCACCAAAGGCCCGCGTTCAGAAGCAACGGGTGAGCAACGGGCAGAAGATGCCCGGCGGTATCACGGGCAAGGGCTTTCTTCCTGGCAAGTCCGGCAACCCGGGCGGGCGGAAGCGTGGCGCGGTGAACCTGACTGCCCAGCTCAAGTCGCGGCTCACCCAGGAAGACGCAGTTGCCATTGTCGCCCGGCTCATTGGGCTTGCCAAAGCTGGTGACTTGGCCGCGGTGAAGTTGCTACTCGACAGAATTGACGGGCCACAGTCCGGGCCCCTGGCAATTGCGATGGCTCAGAGCGCGGCACTGGCCAGCAATGACCCCGGCAATGTGCATGTCTATTTGCCGCAGAAGGACGGGGCGCCAAACGAAGTCGCGTTCAATGTTGGCGTTCTGGCTCCCGAACTACCGGGCGGCGATGGATCCCCGGAACTGAGTGCGGCGCACTTACGCCTCTTGATTGCGTTATGCGAACTGCCGGACGGCGCCACGATCCAGAGGAAAGGCGACGCGTTCATCCCGACGCCGCCAGCACCAGCGCCCTGGCCAAGCGTACCAGCCGTCCTGCCAGCGCCGGCTGCACCATCGAAGCCAGAGCCGAAGCCGATAGAGGCACCGCTACCGCCGCAAGCAGTGAAGCCGCCAGCACCGGAGCGACCGGCGGGCCGCAGCTTCTCAGAACTGGAAATCTTTGGCACGCCGGAGCAGCGGGCCGATGAACAGGCGGAGCACGACGCCTACCAGCCCCGCAAACCAAGCCGGGGCCGCTCGCTATGGTGACTTCCGCCGCAGTTGACTTCAGACGGGCTTTGATCGTGCGTCCGGTGTCCTGACACCATCCCGCCCGCGCTCGCCACGGCACGCCGGGGCAGCGCACAGGGCACCGGCAGATTGCGAGCGACCAGACAGGGGAAAGCTGATTGCTAACCCTGACACTTCCTAAGCTGCTCCGCTATGTTCTCCATTCCCTCAGAGTGCAACCGAAAGAGCGGGAAATCGCCGTAGGCTGGCCGTCGGGTAAACGGGTCGGGCAGTTGGGTAATCGTGAGGATTTTGGCTAGGAACAAATCCCAGAATACTTCTTCAAAAGTCTCCTTATCCGGTGATTCGAGGCCGGCCCGGCCACTGGCGGAGAAGTCGGGCTTGTCCATGTGCGCGACACAGTCCTCTAAGGCGGTGAAGGCGTTGATCTGACGTTCTCCAATGCCGTCATTTCGAAGAACCTCAAGCGCGAACCGCCACAAGCGAAGTTTTCGTTTAGGATCAATTTCCATAACCGTTCTCTGCTTTGAGCCACCAAAACCGCACTGCGATACGGGCGTATGTGTTGCCACTGGGCGTTGCCACTGACCCGCTGACACTCACTAAACCATTGATTCTATTGGTTGGCGGAAGGGGTGGTTTCTGCGCCCATTTTGCCAATTAACGCTAAGGGCTGTAAGGCTGGATTCGCCACCCTGCCCGCGCAGTCGCCAGGATCTCGCCAAAGCTCTCGCGGAATGGCGTTCCAAGTCGAGCCTAAGCCAGGCAGCCTTGGCCTTGAAATTGGGGGTGAGCAGGAAGACACTCCAAAACTGGGAGACCGGTCGAACCTGGCCGACGAGGAAATCCTGGCCGGGTGTCCAAACAGTACTGGCTTCCGGCTAATCTCGATTACCGGCAGGCCGTCAGGGCAACGAAACCAAAGTCGTTGCCCTTTTTTGAATCTCGCGGGCGAACTACACGATTCGCCGAGTCTCTTGCCGTCTGGCGTGCGCGATGTTGCCTTTTTATGAAAGGAGCATGCGCATCTCACGGGACAAATATCTACCATCCCACAACCGTGGCATTCAAGTCCCAAAGGAGCCGACCACCATCGGCGGCCACCTCAGGCGACGTCGCCTCCAGTTGAAGATCTTCCAGCCGGAAGCTGCTCGCCGGCTTGGGGTTAGCACGGTATCGCTGAGTCGCTGGGAATGCGACAAAGTGTTCCCGACAGCGCCACACCATGCACAAATCGTGGAATACCTGGGCTTCAACCCGTTTAATAGCGGAATCAAATAGCCCAGAAAAAGCCCATAGGCAACGAAACGCCATTCGTTGCCTTTTTTATTACAATCCCCCCTCGACTTGATCCAAAAAGCCAAGGCCTTTTAAGCCCCTCTGGCACATAAAACTTAATCGTGTTGCCCAATATTCCCACCCGGTTTTCCATTGAAACCGCTTTCTCATAGCATACTATCAGAGCTGCCGATCATGGCTCACAAAACAATGGAATCTGTTGCGGCGCGGCAATCCTCACAGTTTCGGCTGGTCGCTGACCCAGCCAACACCGTGGCAGCTCCGGCTACCAAACATCAGCCTCAACAAGTAAAGAACCACAAATGACCCTCTCAGATATTCTCAAAGACTTCAGCGATCCGCGCAGCCTCGGGCTTTTCACGGACAAGGAAAAAGCCGCCGTTGAGTCCACCCTCACCGAGAAAAGCGGTAAACCTTACATCATGTGCCGAGTGCGCGGAAAAGAGCTCCTGGCTAAGCCGGAAGAAATTGTCCGCCAGCTCTGGCTCCACCGCCTGGAGCACCATTACAAATACCCACTGTCCCGGCTTGCCGTCGAATATCCAATCACATTCGGTCGGGACTCCTCGAAACGTGCCGACATCATCGTGTTCGACGCCGACCGTCCAACCGTGCCCTACCTTATCGTCGAGGTGAAGCAGCCCACGGCAAAGGGAGGCAAGGACCAACTCAAAAGCTACACCCATGCCACTGGTGCCCCTCTAGCGATGTGGAGCGACGGCACTTCGGTTGTTGTCTGGCATCGAAAGAACCCAAACTATTTCGTCATAATCCCCGAACTGCCTACCGCCACCCAAACCATCGAGGACATCGCCGGGCAGCCGTGGACCATCGACACGCTGATCGAAAAGGAGAAGCAGCGTGAGGCCGAGGGCACCAAAGCTCGCTCCCTCCGCCAACTCATCGAAGACCTCGAAGACGAAGTCCTCGCCAATGCTGGCGTGGACGTCTTCGAAGAAGTCTTCAAACTCATCTTCACCAAGTTGTACGATGAGCTCGCCTGCCATCGGAAATGGAAGGGACAGAAGTACCTGAGATTCCGCAACCAGAATACCGCCGCCCAGCTCAAAGTTGCAATCCAGGGCCTATTCGATGAGGCGAAAGAAAAATGGGGTGGGGTGTTCCCTCCAGACGACAGAATCAAACTCACCCCAGACCATCTTCAGGTATGCATCGGGTCCCTCGAGGAATGGAAACTCTTCAATTCCAACCTCGACGTGGTGGACGATGCCTTCGAGTACCTCGTCAATAAATCTTCCAAGGGCGAGAAGGGTCAATTCTTCACAGCCCGCTGGGTCATAGATATGTCTGTAAAAATGCTGAATCCACAGGAACATGAGGCAATGATTGACACAGCCTGTGGGTCCGCCGGCTTCCCAGTCCACACCATCTTCCACGTTTGGAAAACGATCCTCAAAGATGAGGGCCTCTCTATTTCCAATCTCTTCACGATGGAGGAAAAACCCCAGCGCTGCATCGAGTATGCCCGTGAAAAGGTCTTCGGCATCGACTTCGACGAAAAAAGCGTTCGTGTCGCTCGGTGCCTCAACCTTATCGCCGGTGACGGCGAGACCAACATACTCCACCTAAACGCCCTCGATTGGAAAAAATGGGACGAGACCATAAAGCAGGAAGATTGGCAGGACACCTACCACGAAGGCTGGAAAAAATTCCGCAAGTTTCAGGCTGTCAAAACTGATTACCGTGCCTTCCAATTTGACGTGCTCATGGCCAACCCGCCCTTCGCAGGTGACCTCAAGCAGCCAGACATGGTCTCCCTCTACGAACTTGGCCATAAGGAGAACGGCAAGCCGGAGGACAAGGTGAGCCGCGACTTGCTCTTCATAGAGCGCAATCTCGATTTCCTCCGGCCCGGCGGGCGCATGGCGGTGGTCCTCCCGCAGGGTCGGTTCAACAACGCCAGTGATGCTCGTGTGCGCGAGTTCATTGCCGCACGCTGCCGGATACTTGCTGTCGTCGGCCTGGATCCGAACACTTTTAAGCCCCACACCGGAACCAAGACCAGCGTTCTCTTCGTACAGAGGTGGAACGACAACCCCAAGGCTGGCCCGCTCTGCCCAAGGGTGAAGGACTACAACATCTTCTTTGCCACCCAGCGCAAGGAAAGCAAAGATAGCAGCGGTGACAAAATCATCGCTCTGGCCAAAGACGGTGCCCCTCTGCGCGATAGCCACGGCCATTGGGTTGTTCGGCACGACCTTTTCAATCACGACAGCCTCACCCAGGACGGCATCGCCGAAGCATTCGCCGAGTTCGCTGCCAAAGAGAGGCTAAGTTTTTTCGCCTAAGCCCCTTCAACCCACAGCGCTACGCGCGACTGTTGAAGGGGCTTGAGGTTACCGTACGTCCTCTCTCGCTGGTGCGGCGTGAACACCTCTTCTTGCGAATCGATAGTGAGCACTGCCAGAAGGTCTATTTGGCGAATGTGAAACGTATTCGGTGCTGGGCACCGGGTTGGATAGAGCTCGGGAAAGAACTGAAGGAGATAACAGGTGGCGCGACACCGCTCGGTGCCGACTACCCAGAGACCGGCATTCGATTCTTGAGAGTCCAAAATGTGATGCCGAACTACATCGACGATGCCGACATGGTCTATATATCAGCATCAAACGATCGGGAGTTAGCGAGAAGCCGGCTCCAGACAGATGACGTGCTCCTAACCATTACCGGTGTATCCTACGGAAAGTCCGCCACAGTCACGCCAGAGTTCGCAGGCAGCAACATCAACCAGCACTCAGTGCGCATGCACCTGAAACAGGGAGCTATCCGCCCATTCTTTCTGTCCACGTTCCTCAACGCCGTCCCAGGCAAGCTACAGTCCGACCAAAACATCACTGGCGTAACGCGTCCAGCCCTGGATTACACCACAATCAGGCACTTTTCTATCCCCCTCTGCTCTGACCTCTTTCAGGCGCAAATCGAAGCGGCTGTCCGGGCAGCTCACGCTCAGCTCCAAATTACAAAAGTGCAACTGACCGCCGCCGAAAAGACGCTAGGCACGGCAATGGGCATAGGCGATTGGCATCCAGCGGAGCCGCTAACCTACACCGCCCGCGCTTCGGAAGCTTTAGCCAACAGCCGTCTGGACGCGGAATATCACAATCCCGCAAGGAAGAGCTACCTCGACCGCCTGAGAAAAATGCCCGGGCACCAACTGGGATACCACTACGCACCAATTCGCGAAATGTTTGATCCAGCGTCTTCACCGCCGGGAGAGATGGTGCGCAACTTCGACCTCGATGATGCGATGAAACCAGTGCTTGACGACAGCAAAGGACCTGTCCCTGCCAGCACACTCGGCAGTTCCAAGAAGCGATTCAGCGCTGGCGATGTAGTCACCTCTCGTTTGCGTGCCTACCTCCGTGAAACAGCCCTCGTGCAAACAAGCAACGCTGTCCCGACAGTCGGCTCCTCGGAGTTCATCGTCCTACGTTCGCTGAATAGACAAGAGCCTCTCCTCACCGACGCAGCGTTACTCGCATTCCTCCGTTCACGCCCAGTGCAAACCATTCTTCACTGGTCACAAGACGGCTCTCACCATCCCCGCTATGGCGAGGAGGACCTGCTTACCATCCCAGTTCCGGACGCGGTATGCCAGGCCTCGCAAGAAATTGGTAGGTGCGTCCAAGCCGTCCTCGCCTCGCGAGAGAGGGCACGGCTACTACTCTTCGCCGCCACCCGTGCAGTGGAAGTCGCCATAGCGCAATCTGAACGCGTAGCGCTTGCTTATCTCAAAAACCAAGGAATATATCCATGACCACGAGCAATACCGCAAACGTCAAGCAATGGCTAGACCAGTCGGAAATTGATTATTTCACCCATTTCGTTAAGGCGTGGATTCCCTTCAACGCCTGGTACCGACATACATACGACACCTTGGACCAGGAGCGCCAGATTCTCGACACGGTCAAAAGCGACGGCAATAAGATCCGAACCCGCTTCATGGCGAAGCTGGTCAAGGACGACCCTGATTCCCAGGAAATCCGCAGAACGGCAAAAGACACCAACAAGGCAAGTGTTTTGTGAAATCATCCAGAAGTCGGGAATCGTCACAAAAACGATCACTCAGCCAGGCGACTGGGACATCGAGGCATTCCAGTTGCTCCCCGACTACCTCGCTCTTGGAGTCAAAAAGTGCTCCCCGGTGCTGAAGTGCTAGCAAAACGCAAACCCCTACATTTACCGCACCCTACTCGCGCCTGCCTCTGAAAAAGACCCACTGGAAATGGACGGCTACAAGTTCATCCGGGACCCTGCCGCTATATTCGCCGGATTAGTGGATGTCCTCTACTCGATGCGCAACCTCCTATTTCACGGCGCGCTTGTCCCCGACCCGCCAGCCAACCGCACCTACGAGCCGGCCTACCACCTGCTACGCCACCTCATCACGACAATCGTCTGAGTGCTGATACCATCCATGCGCGAGCTCACTTTAATCGCTTCTCCTGCTGCTAGTCTATAACATCACCCGACCATCAGACCCAGCGCCACAGCATCGAAAATCCCCATCCGGGAATCCTCGCTCATCCAGTCGCGACGTTTGGGCGGCAGACGGAAACCGAGTTCTTCTGGAAACCGTTCCGCGACTATTTTAGCCAGGGCGTCCTTTGTCCCCTCGGCATCACCAAAAAAGAATCGACGCACCTGCTTTTGTGAGAACAGCGCCACCCTGATACTGCGTTTCTCCGCCAAGACGACAAGGCGCTTGGTTAGCGCCTTTATCCGGGGCGACCGACGGGACCCCTTGGCCGCGGTATCCTCAAGCACCAAAACCTGCGGGTTATAGAGGGCGATCATCTCTTTGACCTTCTCTATGGACCCGGCATTCTTGTCTCCTTCGCTCGACTTCACGCCCCAATCAACAAGTGTTTTCTGTCCTTCGATCACAGCATAACCGAAACCTCTGGTTGATGGTGTGATAGCCAATATGCGCGGATATTTGGGGAGAGCATTGTTCATGGTGGATTAAGACGTGAGGGCAGCAAGGTCTGCAAGCATCTCACGCTTTCGGGCAGCCCGTTGATTGGATTTGGCAGGCCCCATTGCTTCGACAAGCGCCTTGGCCCGTGCGGCGACTTTCGTTTCGGCTTTTTGATAGAGACCCGGAAAGAGTTCACTCACAGATCTCTTACAAATCACCTCATACGCCAAGGCGGTCTCCAAGCTCGGCATGCGAATGAATTGCTCGTAACGGCAAATCTTGCTTCCCTTTTCGGCTCCCAGGAGAAAAGCCACTTCGTTTTGGGAAAGAGCCAAACGTTTTCGATTCGCTCGCAGATGATTTGTAAGTAGAGGTGAGGTCATGGGTGAGGACACGCGGCACTCAGGTTGAGTTCGACCTACACAATATCGCTGGATACACGAACTGCACGGCACCAATGTTTGCCGCAAACGGCAACTTTTCGCTAAAAACCAAGCTAAAAACCCTGTGCCGTTCGCACGAGTGAACCACATGTTCTAGCTCTTGTCAATGGACACACAAAATTGCCGCTTCCGGCAAAGTTCGCAGCCTTTTTCATTCTCGATGCTCGCGTAAAGTTAGTGCATGAAAACACCACAACAATTGAGTCGCCAAGCTATCGACGAATTCAAAGCCATTTACCAGGAGGAATTCGGCCGAGAGCTTTCAGACGATGAAGTCCAGGAGATCGCCCTTCGTCTTCTCCGCTTCTTCGGGATTCTGGTCCAGCCAGATCACAGCGAGACTGAAGATTAGATCGTCTTTGGCCGGCAGAGCCATTGACGTACATATTGGGTACGTTAGCATGGTGTACCGCCAGCGAGTTGCCCCCTTCGCTTCGTTAATTCAAATCCTCATGCCAGGATATTTCATCTATTGCCGCAAATCATCCGAAGCCGAAGACCGGCAGGTGCTTTCTATTGAATCGCAAACCCGAGAGCTGGAGCAGATTGCCGCCAAGCTCAATTTGCCCATCATGGAAATATTGACCGAATCCAAGTCAGCCAAAGAGCCCGGGCGCCCCATCTTCAATCAAATGATGCAGCGGGTTTACCGGGGCGAGGCCGCCGGCATCATTTGTTGGAAACTGGACCGCCTTGCGCGCAACCCCGTGGACGGCGGCTCGGTCATCTGGGCAATTAAGCAGCACGGTATCAGGGTGATGACGCCGGCACAAAGCTACGCCCGCGAGGACGACAACATCATTCTCATGTATATCGAATTCGGCATGGCGCAGAAATACGTGGATGACCTCAGCAAAAACGTCAAGCGTGGGCTCAAAACAAAAATCGAGAACGGTTGGTATCCCGGGGTCGCGCCTTTGGGCTACCTAAACGACACAAACAAACTCACAGGCGCAAACACGTTGGTCAAAGACCCGGAACGTTTCCCTCTTGTCCGGCAAATGTGGGACCTGATGCTGACCGGTCGCTACACCCCGCCGCAAATTCGTAAACTTGCGAACAGCAAGTGGGGCTTCCGAACCCGACCAACACGAAAGATGGGCGGTAAACGCCTCTGCCATAGCGCTATATATCAAATCTTCACAAAGCCATTCTATTTCGGCCGCTTTGAATATCCCAATGGTAGCGACAAGTGGTATGAGGGAAACCACGAGCCAATGATTACTGAGGCCGAATATGACCGTGTGCAACTGTTGCTCGGCCGCAATGGGAATCCGAGGCCGAAACACCATTTCGCATTTGCTTTCACTGGGCTCATTCGCTGCGGAGAATGCGCATGCATGGTGACCGCAGAGGAAAAGCACCAGGTCATTTGCAGCAAGTGTCGCTTCAAATTTGCGTGCCGAAACAGAAACGCCTGCCCTCGCTGCCAGACGCCGATGGAGAAGATGAAGGCGCCGCTATTTCTTCACTACACCTACTACCACTGCACGAGAACGAAGAATCCGGATTGCACCCAGAAATGTGTCAGCGGCACAGAATTGGACCGGCAGATCGACAACTACCTGGCGAGAATCCAAATCTCGCAACGCTTCAGGGATTGGGCGAACAAGTATCTCCACGAATTGCATGAGAAAGAAAGCACATCGAGGAACGACATCATTCACGCTCAGCAAAGCGCGTATCGCGAATGTCTGGGGCAGATCGACAATCTGGTGAAACTCAAGACTTCGACCGGCAATGCTGACGGCAGTTTGCTTTCCGATGAAGAGTATGGAAAACAGCGGCTTGCACTGCTCAAGGAGAAGGCCGGCCTGGAGGAGCTGCTCCGTGACGCCGGACACCGGGTTCTACAGTGGTTAAAGCTCTCCGAAAAGACATTCGACTTTGCATGCACGGCGCGCGAACGGTTCGGCAAGGGCGATCCAAAGACCAAAAAGGAGATCCTCCTCGCGATAGGATCGAACCTAACTTTGAAGGACAAAATACTGAGGATTGAAGCCAAGAAACCGTTCTTCCTTCTGGAAAAGTCCCTAAATTCTGATGTTCATCAGAATGGGCCGATCGAACCTGAAAATGTTGGCCTCCCATCAGGACAAAAGGAGGCAAATGCCTCCCCTCGTCCAAGACTGCTGGGAGACTTAGACGATGTTCGAACCTACGGATACAAAGCGTCCCGAGCCGCCGCGCTCATATATGCCCACTTCAAGAAAGAATTTGGGATGCCACATAAGCGCTAAATGTTTATTCAGTTGTCATTGGGTGTGGGATCAGTATAGAGGAGAGAAGATGATAGCAAAGGGGTCGAAGATTGCCGGAGGCGGCAATATTTCGTATTCCACCTATTTCTTTGGCCAGTGTACTAATCCCCTGTGAACAGTCTTTTTAACCAAGACTTTCGTAGGCTCCCACTCCATAAATGTCCGGA